GCAAACCTTTCACAGTAGACTATACAGGTTTCGGTTGGTTATTGATTAAGAAAGGTGTCTTTGAGCATGGTGAAATGAAGTATCCATGGTTCGCACCCAAGATGCAAGTCTTCGAATCAGGAGAAGTGCAAGACATGTGCGGTGAGGACGTTTCTTTCTGTCTTGATGCCAAGGAAGCAGGTTTTGAAATCTGGTGCGATCCTCGAATTCGTGTAGGACATGAAAAAACAAGAGTCATATAAGTATAATATCCTCTGTAACGACTCGATAATCTTCGAGAACCTTACAGAGGAAGAATGCTTTGATAAACTTGAAGACTTAGCACAAGATTATTATGATACTGGCATACCCCACCCAACAGATTTAAAAACAGAAATAGTAAAATGACTGTCCCATATACAACCAAATGGAGCATTTGGACAATGCAAAGAGAAATAGACGATGGTTACGTCTATGCAGTAGATGTTGTAATAGTAGGTATTGCTAATAATGATCCTACTCATGCAATCCAATTTACAGAAACCTGTAGACTCAAACGTCCTGAAGGTGCTATGATACCATATGAGGATCTTACTGAAAGTCAAGTCTTAGAATGGGTAAAGGCACAATGGTCATGGGAATGTATGCATGGATTTAATAAACCATGGATGTCAATACTTAATGGATCCTTTGAAACTTTCTTTAATAAACCTAAAGTTGCAGGTGGAGTACCTTGGACACCTAATGTGGGTGTCGGAACTACTTAAATTACTAAAAAATTATGGCAAAAGCAAAAACTGGACTTAATGGAGATATTTTCGTTGAGTCAATACCCAAAAAATCTCGTCAAGGACACGGGAAACACTCAAAATACTCGGCAACATCCCGTAACTCGGCTCGTAAAAGGCGTAGAGGGCAAGGAAAATGACTAAAAATGCTCCTTCGGGGGCATTTTTTAATGCTTAATAAATATTTCAATAAAATGAGTATAAATAAATCTAGAAAACTGCTTAAAATGAATGAAAACAAGGATATCTAGATCATTTAAAGATATTAGTCTGTCCTTTAACATGCATCCTGTAACAAAAGACATCTCAGTACTCAAAGATGCGAACGCAATCAAGAGATCTGTAAGAAATTTAGTCCAAACTATCCCTAGAGAGAGGTTTTTTAACCCAAATTTAGGTAGTGACGTTAGATCTAGTCTTTTTGACTTCGTAGATTTTGGTACTGCCTCAGTCATACAGCAACAAATTGAGACAACAATAGATAATTACGAACCAAGAGTAGATAATTTGGAAGTTGAAGTACTTCCTAGACCAGATAGCAATGAATTTGAAGTAAATATATACTTTGATGTCATTGGACAGCAATTTCCTACCCAAGCATTTCAATTCATATTAGAAGCCACAAGATAATATGCCTGTTACTAAATTTACAAACCTAGATTTTGAGCAAATAAAGACATCCATTAAGGATTATCTTCGTGCAAACTCGAATTTTACCGATTTTGACTTCGAAGGTTCTAATTTTTCCGTCTTAATTGATACTCTAGCGTATAATACCTATATTACAGCGTTTAACTCCAATATGGTAGTTAATGAGTCTTTCTTAGATTCAGCAACTGTCAGGGAGAATGTTGTTTCGTTGGCAAGGAATATAGGTTATGTACCACGCTCTAGAACCGCTTCTAAGGCATCTGTTTTTATTAATAATATCAGTAATGTATTAACCCCTACATTAATCTTAAAAGCAGGATTAGTGGGTACTGGGAATCAAGATAATACAACCGTTAGTTTTTCTATACCAGAAGATATAGAAGTATTTGTTGATGCTAAATTTGATATTGATGGTACCCAGTTAGATGGAACAGCAACATTTGGTACTAGAAATGAACCTATTGAAATATATCAAGGAACATATTTAACTAAAACGTTTATTGTTAATCAATCTTTAGATCAAAGATTTATATTAGACAATTCTTTTATTGATACTTCAACACTGTATGTGTATGTTGCAGATGCAGAGCAACAAAACACTGGTTTAATTGGTACTCCATATAAGAAAATTGATAATATTTTAAATATTGATAGAAATTCAGAAACTTTCTTAATACAAGAAATACAGGATGAAAGATATGAACTTTTGTTTGGTGATGGTATTTTTGGTAAAAAAATAGAAAATGGAGCAAAAATAACAGTACAATATATTGTTACTGATGGTACACAAGGAAATGGTTCTGAAAACTTTGTATTTTCTGGAACTTTAGAGAGTGCTACAGGAACACCATTTACAAATACTGGTAATAATCCCATTATAAACACTGTTTCACGTGCTGGTAATGGTGGTGATATAGAAACTATAGACTCTATTAAGTATTTTGCTCCTAGACTCTATGCAGCACAATACAGGGCGGTTACTGCAAGGGATTATGAGTCTATAATACAACAAATTTACCCTAATACTGAAAGTGTATCTGTTGTTGGGGGAGAAGAATTAGATCCACCTCAATTTGGTACTGTTTTTCTTACTATAAAACCTCAAAATGGTGATTTTGTATCTGATTTTGATAAAACAAGAATATTATCAGATTTAAAAAATTATTCCTTAACTGGTATAAATCAAAAAATTCTAGATTTGAAGGTTCTTTATATTGAATTAGATTCTTACATTTATTATGACAATTCTAAAGTAGAAGCTATTGAAGAATTAAAAACAAAGACTATTAGTGGACTTACACTTTATTCTAATTCAGTTGACATCAACAAGTTTGGTGGAAGATTTAAATATAGTAAAGTTTTAGGTGTAATTGATAATATCAATACTGCTATAACTTCTAATATAACAAAAGTAAGAATTAGGAGAAATTTAAATGCATTATTAAATCGTTATGTTCAATATGAACTTTGTTTTGGAAATCAATTTAATGTAAAACCAGAAGGATTGAATATTAAGAGTACTGGATTCACTGTTTTGGGTGTATCAGAAACTGTATATTTAACAGATACTCCAAATGCAGATAAATTGACTGGTACAATATCAATTGTTAAAGAATTGAATAATGATAAGATAGTTGTTGTTGAAGAAGCAGGAACTGTTGATTATATAAAAGGTGAAATTAATTTAACTACAATTAATATAACATCAACAGTGAAATCTAATAATGTAATAGAGGTACAAGCATTTCCAGACTCAAATGATATTATTGGACTTAAAGATTTGTATTTAAAATTTAGCATATCTGATAGCACCATAAATATGGTAAAAGACACTATTTCATCTGGCGATCAAATATCTGGTGTTGGTTATAAAGTTACTTCTAGTTATACAAACGGAGATTTAATAAGGGCATGATATCTACGGGAATTGATAAGAGAGTTCAGATACAACAAATTGTTGACAATCAGCTTCCAGAATTTGTACTATCCGAAAGTCCAAAAGCAGTTGATTTTCTAAAACAATATTATATTTCACAAGAATATCGTGGTGGTCCAGTTGATATTACTGATAATTTAGATCAATATTTAAAATTAAATAATTTAACTCCAGAAGCAGTAGTTGGATATACTACAATTACTTCTGGAATTGGAACTGATAATGAAACTATCAACGTTGATAGCACTAAAGGATTTCCTGATCAATATGGTCTTTTTAAGATTAATGATGAAATTATTACATATACTGGATTAACAACTAATAGTTTTACTGGATGTGTTCGTGGATTTAGTGGAATAACAACATATCATCAAGAGAACGCTCCAGGAGAATTAGTATTCTCATCAAGTGAAGAGTCTACTCATCTTGAGAATTCACGTGTTCAAAATTTAAGTGCTTTATTTTTAAAAGAATTTTACAATAAAGTTAGATTTTCTCTTACACCTGGTTTAGAAAATAGTGAGTTTGTTCCTGGATTAGATGTTAATAATTTTATAAAAGAAGCAAGAGGTTTTTATGAATCAAAAGGAACAGAAGAATCATTTAGAATTCTTTTCCAAGTATTATATGGTGTCGATCCAAAAGTTGTTGATCTTGAAGAATATCTAATTAAACCATCTTCTGCAAAATATGTTAGAAGAGAAAGAATAATTGCTGAAAGTTTATCAGGAAATCCTTTAAAATTAAAAGGACAAACGATAACAAAAACTGCAGATTCGCTTACATCTGCATCAATATCTGAAGTTGAATATCTTAGTGGTATTTCTACAACATCTTTTTATTATTCTTTAGACGTTTTTATTGGATATGATGATGAAGAGTATATTACTGGTAGTTTTAATGTTCCAGGAAAAACAAAAGCTATAGGTGATGTATCTATTGGTTCTTCTATAATTACTGTAGATTCTACTGTTGGATTTGGAGCTACTGGTACTTTAGTTTCTGGTATTAATACACATATTGATTATACTGATAAAACTATCAACCAATTTTTAAATTGTACTGGTGTAACTGGAATTATTACATCTACTAATGTTGTTAGATCTAACGATACAATTATTGGTTATGAGAATGGTGATATATCTAAACCTGTTGAGTTAAGAATAACTGGAGTTCTTGCAGAATTTATTCCTGATGATAATACGAATTTAGTTATAGAAGGTGAAAGAATTCTTGTTAAAAGTTTAGGTGAGAGAATAGAAAATCCAATTATTAACAAAACTAATAAGGAAGTTCATTTTAATTCTTGGATTTATAATACTGCTGCTAGTTATCAATGTACAAATGAGGTTACTGGTATATTTGATGATGCGACATTACCTTTAATAGTACCTATTGATAGAACTACTTTTAAAGTAGGAGATACTGTTGAAGTTTTATATAGAACATCTAATGAACTTGATTTCAAACAAGTAAAACCACTAAAAAATGGAGATACTACAACTAAAATTATAAGTATTGATACAGTTGATAATAAAATCACGATAGGACAAGACTTAGTTGCTGATAGCAATACATTTTATAATGTAAGAAGAGTTTTAAATAAAGTTAATAGTAAGCAAGATTTTGGTGCTCCAATTAAATATGGAAATAATACTTTAACTGCAGATATTCAAAATACTTATAATGAAGCAGATGAGAATATTTACGTTGCCTCTAACTCATTACCATCATATGAGATTGAAAAAAATATTTCTGAAATTGAGATTACCTCTATAACCGCTTCAGGTGCCTCTCCTTCGATTCAAGGTTATGATGCCGCAAATACATCATATAATATATTATCCTTCTCTGAACAGGTTCCTTTCGTTACTGGAGATGCAGTTGTTTATACTAAACCAACAGATGCTGTAGGTATTTTAACTGAGGGTGTATATTATGTTGAAAATCTATCAGAAACAAATAAAATTAAACTATATCCAGATCAAGCCTTTGTTGATTCTGGTATAGGAACTGTAGGATTTTTAAATGCTATAGGTTTTGGAAATTTACCATCTGGAATAACTACTAATTCCACTCATAAATTTACATTATTAAAACATCATCATCAAGAAATAGATGCACAAAGATTACTTAAAAAATATCCTTTAAGTAGAGATTTAAAATCATCAAGTTCTACTGAAACTATTTCTGGACCTGTTGGAATGTTAATCAATGGTGTTCAAATAGAGAATTGTAAATCTGATGATGCTATTTTTTATGGAAATATTGATAATATTAAAATTGCTACAGGTGGACATAATTATGATGTAGTTAATCCACCAAATATTACTATTGGTGTAGGTGTTGGAAATACTGCGTTAGCAACTGCAGTGGTTCGGGGTGATATTAAAAAAATACAAATAGATCCTCAAGATTTTGATGTTGATGATGTTCGTTCGATTAAAATAACAGGTGGTAATGCAAAGGATGTTGTTTTAAATCCTGTTGTTAAAAAAAGAAATAGAGAATTAGAATTTGATGGTAGACTTGTTAATAATGGTGGTGATGTTGATTCAGTTAATGAAACTTTAAAATTTAGTCAAACTAATCATAATTTACGTAGTGGAGATGTTATTGTTTATAATAACAATGGATCTCCAAATTTAGGTATTGGAACTTTTGATGGTAATAATCTTGCAGATTATGAAACTTTAGATAATGGTTCATCTTATTGGGTACAATCATTAGGAATTAGTAGTGTATATCTTTATAGAAGTGAGAAGGATTATACAGCAGGTATTAATACTGTAGGATTTACTGCTGTAGCCAAAGAAGGTTTACATAAATTTAGATTAAAACATGCTAAAAATACATTAACATCTGTAGATATTGTAAATGGTGGTACATTTGAAAATAGACAAGTTTCTATTTCTGCAGTTGGTATTTCTACAGTTAATTCAACCTTTACATTTAAAAATCATGGATTTTCTGAGGGAGAATTAGTAGATTATCGAACTACTGGTACATCTATTGGAATATCTACCGATGGTACTGGAATACAATATAAAATTATTAAAATAAATGATGATTCTTTTAGACTTGCTAATGCTGGAGTAGGTGGTACATTAACATCTGATTATATAACAAATAATTATGCTAGTTTTACCAATAAAGGAACTGGATATCAAGTAGTAAAATATCCTGATATTACAATTTCTGTAGATGCAGCATATAGAGTTGCAACATCAGATAAAATAAATCTAATTCCTATTATTTCTGGTAAAATCGTAGATACTGTTTTATATGAGAAAGGAAGTGGATATGGATCTACTGATGTTATAAATTATGAAAATTCTCCCAACATAACTATAAAAAATGGTAATAGTAGAAATAATAAACTTATTCTACCAGCATTAAAACCAATAGTTGCTTCTGCAAGTACTTTAACAACTGATTCAAGTGGAGAAATAATAGGTGTTCAAATTAATAGTGGTGGTGATGAATATTTTTCTACACCCGAATTAATTGTTGAAGGAGATGGTTTTGCAGCAGAATTAAGACCTATTATTGATAAAGATACATCTTCATCAACTTATAATAGAATAATTGATGTTAAAGTACTTAATAGGGGTACAGGATATACACAAGATAAAACAACAATTAAAGTTGTTCCTGCAGGAAGTGGTGCTATCTTTGATGCTTTTATTAGAAAGTTAAATTTAAATAGTATACAAAATGATGCTCCATATTCTTCAAAATATACTTATGAATTATTGTCTCCATCAAAATATGGATTAAGATATTCTTTAGTTGGATATTCTACTGATATTGGTTATAATAATTTTAATGATATTGGAGGGGTTCATTCACCAATTATTGGATGGGCATATGATGGAAATCCAATTTATGGTCCATGGGGATATAGTGATGCTTTAAATTCAAACTCAGATATAAAAATATTGGATACTGGATATAGTGCTTCTATTTCTAACATAGAAGATAGACCACCTTCTTTCAGTGCAGGATTTTTTGCACAAGATTTTGTGTATAGTTCTGGAGATTTAGATATTCATAATGGAAGATACTGTAAAACCCCAGACTATCCTGATGGAACATATGCATATTTTGTCGGTGTTGCTACTAATTTTGCTACAGGAAAATTAGATGCAAAATATCCATATTTTATTGGACATAGTTATAAATCTAATCCAACAGTAGTTGATGAAGTAGGTGAAATAAATCAAGATTATGATTTTAATAATTCAAATTTAATCCGAAATACTTTCCCATATAAAGTTTCCGAAAATTTTGTTAATAATGATTTTATTATAAACTCTGACAATATTCAACAACAATTAACTACTGTTGATTCTGTAACACAAGGAACTGTTGAATCATTGCAAGTTATTAATTCTGGAGATAATTATAAAGTAGGAGATGATTTAACTTTTAATAATGATGGAACTAATGGAAGTGGATTAAGTGCTTTTGTTGATTCTATAAAAGGTAAATCAATTCAAGAAATTAATACTACTTATAGTGTATATGATAATGTAGATATTATTTGGAAAGATTCTAAGACAGTATCTGCATATATTTCAACCTCACATAGTTTATTAAATGGTGATAATGTAGTAATTTCTGGAGTAACTACTAGTGCTATTAAAGGACTTACAGGATCTCATAGAATAGGAGTTACGACTACAAACACAGTTCTTTATAAAGAAGTTGCTGTAAATCATTCAGTTGGAGTTATAACTGATATTTTTGTTGGAAGGATACCAGAATTAATTTCTATTGGTAGTAGTATTGGTATAGGTACCGAAAATTTAGAAGTTATTAATAAATTTGATGATAGAAATATATTAAGAGTTAGAAGAGGAGTTGTTGGAACTGCACATACAGTTTCAAGTCTTGTTAATTTAATTCCTAGTTTTGTTGATATACCTTTAAAGGTTGATTATTTTGAGTCTCAACTTGATGATGTAGTTTATTTTAACCCTAGAGAAGCAATTGGAATATGTACGATAGTAGGTTTATCTTCAAGTATAAATGTATCTGTTGGAGATACTGTAAACTCAGTTGATGTTCCTTGCCAATCAATTTATCTACCTAATCATCCATTTAAGAAAAATCAGCAAATAACTTTAAATATTCCTGCAACTGGTTCGAATATTGCAGTATCTACTGATGGAACGGTTCCTGGTGGATATAGTTTAATAAACAATACAAATTTATATGTCATCAATAAATCTTCTGATTATATTGGAGTTACAAGTGAGTTACAGTCATCTGTTGGTACTGGGAATACTATAGAAAATGGGTTATTTTTCTTGGGTAATGGTGCTTATAATTTTGAGTATTATTTCCAATCTAATTTTAGTCAGGTACAGGCAGACGTTGAAACAATTAATGCAAAAGTTGCTCTCACAACTTCACATACTTTACCAGAACAGAGTATTGTTGATTTAATAGTAGAACCTACTCAATCTGTTGGTATTGCTACTACAGGTTCTAATATTTCTTTACTTTATAATTCTTCTATAGAGAAATTAGTAATTAACCCTATTAGTTTTACATCAGGAATTAATATTGTTACCGATGCTATAACACTTACTTCGCATGGATTAAAGACTGGGGATAAAGTATATTATACTGGAGATGCAACTATTACTGGCATTTCTCAAGTTACTCGTGGATATTTTGTTTATAGAATAGATGATAATACTATTCAATTATGCAAAACGTATAAAGATTCTACTGTTTATCCTCCAGTAAATGTAGATTTTGCAACAGCAGGATCAAATCATACAATATCTTTAATAAATCCTCCAATTTCTATTATAAAAAATAATAGTCTTGTATTTGATGTTAAAGATTCAAGTTTATCTGGATATAATTTTAAATTCTATCTTGATAATGACTTTAAAAATGAATTTGTATCTACAGGATCTACTAGTCTTACTTCTGTCACAAGTGAAGGGACTATAGGTAGTGGAACAACAGCTACTGTAACTTTAAATTACTCTGAATTTAATCCTCAAGTTTTATATTATAATCTTGAAAAATCAGGATTTATAAGTACATCTGATATCGATGTTGTAAATGGATCTAAGGTATATTACGATACTCATCAGTATTCTGAATATAATGGAAAATATTCTATTATTGGCGTAGGTGATACTAGTTTTAATATTCTATTAAGAAATAAACCAAACGTACTTAAATATGCAGCTGCTGAAGATGAAGGAAATTCCTTTAAAACTGGTATAGGAACTATAAGATATACGACAAAATCAACTCGTGATATCGGTCCAGTAGAAAATATTGGTATTAATTTTGGTGGACTAGGATATAAAAAGTTACCAGAATTTGTAAGTGTTGCTTCTACTCAAGGAACTAATGCTCAGATTTTACCAAGATCTACAACTGCAAATAAAATTAAAGAATCAACAATTAATAATATTGGATTTGAATATCCTTCAGATAAAACTTTATTACCAATAGCACAAATATCACCTGTAATTTCTTTAAGAGATTATAATGTTGTTAAATCTATTGAAATCCTTGATGGTGGACAGGATTATCAAACCGATCCTACATTAATCATTATTGATGCTAATAGTAGAAAACCTAATTTTAGTGGATCTATAATAGCATCAGTCAGTGAATCTAGTCAAGCAATTGAGTCAATAAAGATTGTATCTGAACCTAAAGGTATAGATGTTGCTGCAGCAATATCTCTTGATAACACTAATGGTATTACAGTTACTTCAGTTTCAGTTGCATCTACTATTGTTACGGATACAAATAGTGGAGTTGTTACGTTTACTTTATCAACACCTATTGTTGGGTTTGCAACAGATCCTTTTGTTGTTGGAGATACATTCTTCCTAGAAAATATAGAAAATGAATGGGAAGGAGATACTATTAATTCTGCAAATAATGGATATAGTTTCTATACAGTAACAAATACTTATAACACTAAACCATCTTTAGGAAATAATCCATATAAGTTTGAGTTTAATTTACTTGGAATATGCAATAATCCTGGACTTGCTAAAACTGCCCAAACATATGCTTCTGTTGTAAATTACAATAAGTATCCTAAATTCAAAATTACACAAGAAGCAGCATCTTTCTCTTCAAATGAAAGAGTTTTGGTGTATGATGGAAAAGAATTTATAGAAAGAAATTTAATTGTTGATAAGATTGGTAATGATTATATTAAAATACTTGGTAAGTATCAATTAAAAGTAAATGATATAATCAAAGGTTCTTATACTGGTTCTATTGCTACTATTAATCAATTAAGTCCTAATACTGGTAAATTTAAAGTTGATTATTCATCAAGAAGAGAACTAGGATGGATTGATAATATTGGTAAATTAAATGAGGATTATCAAGTTATTCCTGATAATGATTATTATCAAACTTTATCATATACAGTTAAGAGTCCAATTGAGTATCAAAAATTACTGGATCCAGTAAACAGTTTAGTTCATACTAGTGGACTTAAGAATTTTGCTGATACTACTATTACCCAAGTATCACCAAAAATTGGTACTGGTAGTGTTGATGTAACAACAATTAATCGGGATTTAACTTCTACTGAAAATAGAATAGATGCTATTAATAATTTTGATTTAGTAAGAGATGATTCCATACTTACAAATCCACAAAGATCAAAATATATTCAATTTAGAACTAGAGAACTTGTAAATTACTTCAAATGTTTAACTAATAGAGTTTTAGATATAGACAATATTAGTCCATTATTCTCTAATGCATCTAATAATATTAAAACTGATGGATCATTATCTTTAGTAAATCCATTTGGTAGATTTTTAGTACAAGCAAGAAACCCATCAACTTCTGCTATACAATTTACTGAAGTACTTACATCAATAGATTATATTAATAAAAACATCTATACTATACAAAAAGGTGTTTTAGGTGCTGGTGGAACAACAGCTAATTATTCAGAATTAGTTGATATTGAAGGAGATAAAAATGAAGTTGATGTATATTCATTAAAATTCAATCCAGTTGATATTTACGATGCAGATCTTGATATTAAAGTCTTTGAGAATACTTTTAGTAATGCAATTGGTGTTGGTACTGATACTTCTCTTGGATTTGTATCATTAACTGGAATTAATAATAATGCTGGTTCTTCATCATCTATTTCTTTAGTATCTTCTAATATTAGTGATATAGAATCTTATTTTGCAAGCATTGAGGTTAGAGATAATTTTGCAAATGAAACAAATATTTTTGACTTCTATGTAACTCATGATGGAACAAATTCATATGTTGCTAACTATTCATTTGAAACCAACACTCCTAACTTTATAGGAACATTTACATCACAACTTGATTCTAATATTTTATCATTAAATTATGAAAATGATAGATCTAACAATGTTTCTGTTCAATCTAGAGTTGTTGGATTTGGAACTACTGCAGCAGGTATTGGTACTTATAGATTTAAGACAACTGCTCAACCAGATGGTTCAGAAAATTCTTTAAGAATACAATCTTCATACTCAAATGTTTCTACATCTTCTACAATACTAGAATTTAATAAGACTAAAGTTTCTAGTGTTAAGAATATTATAAGAGCTTCTATTGGAAATACCAGTGCTATTCATCAAATAATGATGGCACATGATGGAACTGATGCATATATTGTACAATATCCATTTATATCTATCGGAAGTACTTCTGGAATTGGAACATTTACTTCTCAGTTAAATGGATCTGATTTTGAATTAGTATTCCATCCTGATATATCGGGAACTATACAAATTCAATCTTATAGTGAAGTATTTAATACTGACATTGATTTAATTAATATACCTTCTGATCTTACTTATGGTGCTGCAGTAGATTCTCAATCATTAGTACAATATGATTCATTAAACGGTGATAGGGCTGATAGTAAGTCATTCAAGTTAAGACATAAGAACGTTCCAATTTTTGGAAAGTATATTGATCCACAAGTCGGTATTGCATTAACTTCAGGTATAATTACAATTGAAAATCATTTCTTTAATGATAAAGAAAGAATAATCTATACTCCTGGTTCTTCAATCGAAGGAGTTGGAATTGCATCAATTCAAACTGATGGTAATCCATTGCCAAGTGAACTTTATGTATTAAAAATAGATGATAATCAATTCAATGTAGCTCTTTCTCAAGCAGATGCTAATGCTGGAATTAGTACTACATTTACAAGTTTTGGAACAGGTAATTATCATTTATTTGAGATGTTCAAGAAGAATGAAAAGAGTTTAATTACATTGGATAATGTGATTCAAACACCACTTTCATATACTCCAGTAACTACTACTTTATTTAATAATGTAAGTGGACAAGTATCAATATCTACAACAGTATTAGGTATTGCTGGAATATCTTCTATTATTTTAAATGATATTTTAAAAATAGGTGAAGAATATGTAAAAGTCAATAATGTTGGATATGCAGTAACAAATGTTGGACCAGTAGGTGTAGATACTGGAACTATATCAATGATTGAAGTTGAGAGAGGATTTGTTGGTTCTTCTGCTACAACTCATGCTGATGCAGATACTGTAAGATTGTATAAGGGTGGATTTAATATTGTTGGAGATAGTATTTACTTTAGTGAAGCACCAAGAGGTACTAATGTAACAGAAAAAACAGAATCTAATCGTGATGCTGGTAGATCTGACTTTAGTGGAAGAGTTTATTTAAGAAATGATTATTCTACTAATGCAGTATTTGATGATGTTTCAACTGATTTTACTGGAATTGGTAGGACATTTACAACTACTATAGGTGGTGGTAATACTATTGGACTTTCTACTGGTAGTAGTCTTGTAGTTATTAATGGTATTTTCCAAAATCCAACTACAGAAACTAATCTTTCAAATAATTATACTCTTGATGGTAATGATGCTCTTGGAATTACAAGTTTTGTATTCTCTGGTATTACATCTACAAATGGCAGTATAATTATAAGCGATGATGATATAAATCAAAACCAACTACCTAGAAGTGGTGATATTATTTCAATTGGTTCTAGTGGTGGACTTGGTATAGCACCTTTAGTTGGAGCAGCAGTTACTGCTGTTTTGGCAGGTGCTGGACAATCTATAGTTTCTGTTGGACTTGGTACTACTGATTTCCATGGTTCTGGATATAATACAGGTGGAACAATTGCTATTGGTGTAACTGATATTGCATATGAGCATAGATTTGTAAGTGCTGGTATTAATTCAGTTACTGCAAATGCAGGTGGACCATTTACTGTTACTGATGCAACATTTGATTCCTCTAGTGGAGTTATGGTGTTAACAATACCTGCTCACGGATTAACAATATCTAATACTGTTGGTATTGCGACTAGTTCAATTGGATTTACTTGTGAAAGTGATAATTACACTACTACAAAGTTATATCCTCGTTTAACTGATCCTGCTCATAATGCCACATTAGCGATTACAGCAGTCACTACTGATACAATTACAGTTGGTGTTGGATCTGCTGGAGGAAGTGGTACAGGGGCAGTTATAACCGCTACTGTGGTTGATTATAATGAACATATATTTGTAAGTGCTGTTGGTAGTGGTATTACAGCAAATGCTGGAGGACCTTTCACGGCAAATGCTGCAGATTACGATCCTGTGAGTGGAATATTAACGGTTACAACAACTGCTACTCATGGATTTACTTCAGCAGGTTTCCAGACTGCAACAAATGCAATTTATAACCCTGTAGTTGGTATTGTAACTATTATTACTACAGGTAATCATGGATATAGTAATGGTGATTATGTTAAAGTTGCTGAGAATTCATTAACATTCACATGTGCTAAAGACGGTAATCAAACTAACCATTCTTACCCAAGAAGAACTGATCCAATCTTTAATAAGTGGATACAGATTGCAGATGTAACTTCTAATACTTTTGAAATTCAAGTTTTAAATTCTACACCATCTACTGATGTTAGTGCACATACATACGTCTCTGCAGCAGCTAGTGGTATACAGAAGGCAAATAATACTGTTGGAATAGGTACAAGTACATTGACATTTACTTGTGCACAGGATATGCACACTACCACTCATTCATATCCAAGACCTGTAAAATTATTAGGTAGTGTATCCGATCCTGCTCATAATTCTACTTTGGGTATTGAAGATGTGTTATCTACCACTAAATTTACAGTAAATGTTGGTAGATCTCCTGCTGGATCTGGTGGTGCATTGAAATTTACTGTTGGTGCAGGTGGAACAGGATATATCAATCCAAGAATTCTTCCTCCATCTCCATCATATAATAATCTTCCAATACAAGGTATTTCTAGATTAGGTTTGGGTTTAACTACAGATACTGGACGTGGATTAACTGTTAATATTGATGTTGCAGCAGCAGCTACTACTGGAATTGGTTCTAACTTATATGAGGTAAGTCAATTTAAATTCCCAACAAAGGGAACTTCATTTAGAAAAGGAGATGTTTTCAGACCTGTTGGATTGGTAACTGATAGATTAGTTTATGAACCATCAACAGATTTCAGATTTACTGTAAATGAAGTATTTACTGATACTTTTGGTTCTTGGAATGTTGGAGAATTTGATTTTATTGATTCTATTGAAAGTTTACAAGATGGTGAAAGAAGGAGATTCCCATTGAAATTTAATGATGAATTAGTAGCATTTAGAGCAGATTCATCTTCTTCTATAGATGTTAATAATCTATTATTAATTTTCGTTAATGGTGTTCTACAAGAACCTGAATTTGCATATTCTTTCTACGGTGGTACAAGTTTTATATTTACTGAAGCACCTGATGAGAATGATAAGGTAACAATTTTCTTCTATAAAGGATCTAATGATGATATTTCATTCACTGATGTAACAGAAACTGTTAAAGAAGGTGATGAAGTTCAGATAATGAAGAGAAATGGAGTAGATGAATCTCTAACTCAGAATAAGAGAACTATTATCGGAATAACAACTTCAGATGTAATTGAAACTAATTTATATTATAAGCAAGGAATAGATGAAACTACTTATCGTCCTTTAAAATGGATTAAGCAAAAAACCGATAAAGTTATTAATGGAAATATAATTGATAAGTCAAGACTTCAAATTGAACCATTAGTTTTCCCAAATGCAGGAATAATTTCTGATATTCAATCTACAGATGATATTTTATATGTTGATTCTGTCGATTTATTTGAATATGATTCTCCAGTCAATTTCGATATTCGTATTGTCGATCAATCTCAAAATCCAGAAAGAGCTTCTCTTACTGCTGTAGTTTCTGCTGCTGGAACAGTTCAATCAATCAATGTAACCAGTGGTGGAGTTGGATATGTTGGAGTATCAACTTCTATTTCTATTGGTGCTCCACAAACAGGTATTACTACCTTTGTACAGGCAGATGGTTCAATTGGTATAGGAACAACTGCAACTGCAACTGCAACCATAACAGGAGGAGTTATTTCAGCAGTTACGGTTGTAAATCCAGGACTTGGATATACAACTGCATCTGTTCCTCAAGTTATTGCACCATTACCAATACTTGCTCAGGAAACTATTAGTGATGTAAGTGATGTTAAGGGATTCTCTGGTATAATTACTGGAATATCAACAGCATCTGGTAGTGGTAGTAATCCTTTAGCACTTCATTTCTTCCTTGAGAAAGATACTGGCACGTTTGCAGATTTAGAGAATGGATATCCAATTTATATCTTTGATACTTCAGTTGGATCTGGAGTTACTTCACATACTGCACATGGAACTCCTTTGGGTATAGGTGCTACCTTCTTAGATAATATATACCAAATAAACTCAATTAATAGAACTGCAAATAAAGCAGACTTTATTGCTAATGTGGATCCAAATGCAAACATTATTGGAATTGGAACAACTGGTGGAGGTATTGGTAAGTTCTCTTGGGGTAGATTAACTGGTTTTAGTAGATCCTCAAATCCAGTATCTATTGCAGTTTCTTCTAAGACTGTTAGTGGATTAACCACGTTCCCACATACACAGAGAAGAGACTCTGGACTTAGAAAAACAGGTGCGATAAAGAACACCACATAAATTAGTATAAATAAAGAAAAAAAGCTATAGACGATGGCGGCAATTGTAACAGATCAGTTTAGAATCAATAATGCTAGTAATTTTTTGGGGGATGTTAATGACACCTCAAATTCTTATTATGTAGTTGTTGGATTAACAAATCCTGGTATTGGAACTTATCATTATGGTAGAAGTAAGGATGAAGCAACATGGAATGCAAGTCCTCCAAGTCCTACTGATAATTTTAATTATCTAGATCATAGTAAAGATACTATGATTTATGGTAAGAAAATATCTGCGGAAAATATTAGAAGAGTTATTAGAAAAATAACTTGGACTCAAGGAAATAGATATGAGATATATCGTCAAGATTATAGTACTGCTAATCAATCTCCATTAACAAATTCGTCTAGATTATATGATGCAAATTATTATGTACTTAATAAAGACTTTAATGTTTATGTTTGTTTGAATAACGGTTCTTCTGGAATTAGTACTACAGGAAATCGTTCTCAAAATGAACCATTATTTACTGGTTTAGAACCTTCTGCTGCAGATGGTGCATCAAATGATGGTTATGTATGGAAGTATTTGTTTAGTGTTAGACCAAGCGATATTATAAAGTTTGATTCCACTGAATATATACCTCTTCCTAATGATTGGGCAACATCAACGGATGCTCAAATACAGTCTGTTAGAGATAATGGTAATTCTGATATTAACAATAATCAGATTAAAGAAGTTTATATTGCTGCACAAGGAGATGGATATGTTACTGGTGTGGGACAAGAGTTTCCTATTATTGGAGATGGAAGTGGTGCCAAAGTTATAGTTGATGTTGTTGGTGCTAAAATAACTAAAACTCAAGTTTCTGTTGGTGGAAAAGGTTATACTTATGGAAAAGTTAATCTTGATGTTATTAATAACACAGCACTTGATGGAAACACACCTGCAAAATTAATTCCAATTATTCCACCATCTAAAGGTCATGGACATGACTTATATAAGGAATTAGGTGCTGATAGGGTTCTAATTTATTCTAGATTTGATGATGCTACAAAAGACTTTCCAGTAGACACTAAATTTTCTCAAATTGCAATAGTTAAGAATCCAACTTCAATTGGTTCTACTAATGTATTTACGGGTAATACATTTTCCTCTACTAAAGCATTGTATCTTAGCAATTTAGCAGATAATCCTTTATCAGTAGTTCCTGGTGATGAAATTAGGCAAGATGTAAAAGATGATAGTCAAAATGTCATTGGATTTGCTAGAGGATATGTTGTTTCATATGATGTATTATCTCAAACTGAACCTCAAATTGCTGTTTTAAAATATTCTCAAGATAGATCTTTATATAATTCTAGTACAAATGATTTTGCAACTGATTCCGCAAATCTATCACGAGAAGCAGACCCTGTTACTGGACAAATTTATACTATTTCAGGTACTAATAGTATTTTAGAAATAGGGGGAAAATATACTGTAGGAATAAATACTTCATTCTCTGGAATTACTACAAACCCAACAGGAAACAAAATTGTTGAACTCGGAGTCGAGTTTGAAAATGGGGTTGCTGAATCTGAAATAAATAATGAGTCTGGTGATATTATCTATTTGGATAATAGATCTTTAATTACTAGAGATGAAAGACAAAAAGAAGACGTAAAAATTATTCTGGAATTCTAAAAAATGCCACAGAAAACTAACTTAAATATAAGTCCTTATTATGACGACTTTAATGCGGATGATAATTTCTATAAGGTTCTTTTTAGACCAGGAAGACCTGTCCAAGCTAGAGAATTAACAACTCTCCAGTCCATCCTGCAAAATCAGGTTGAATCCTTTGGCGATCATATGTTCAAAGAAGGAACTATGGTTATACCTGGTTCTGTAGCGTATGATAGTCAATATTTCTCGGTTAAAATAGAATCAGAACATTTAGGACTTCCAGTTTCTCTTTATCTTTCTCAGTTAAAAGGTAAAAAATTAAAAGGACAAAATAGTGGAGTAGAGTTCTTAGTTAATGATTGCAAATATCCTACAGATTCTACTGATATTACTCATGTAACTTTGTTTATAAAGTACTTAACGGGAAGTAATGATAATTTAGAAGCATTTATATCAGATAGCGAACCTTTAATCGCTCAAGAAAATATTGTTTATGGAAATACTACTATCACTGTTGGAGATAGTGTTGCTAATGCCATAGATACCGATGCTGCTGCCACTGGTAGTGCCGTAAAGATAGAAACTGGTGTATATTTCATTAGAGGTTCTTTTGTTACTGTAACAGCAGATACTATCATCTTAGATCCATATTCAAATCAACCTTCATATAGGGTTGGACTAAGTATTTTAGAAACCATTGTTACTGCAAAGGAAGATTCTGAATTATATGATAATGCTAGGGGATTTTCTAATTATGCTGCTCCAGGTGCTGATAGATTAAAAATTACTACTGAATTATCTAAAAAATCACTTACAGATTTTAATGATACTAATTTTATTGAAATTGTTAAGTTAAGAGATGGTGATCTTAAAAAATTACAGGATACTACTGTTTACTCTGAGATTGCAAAAGAATTTGCAAGAAGAACTTTTGAGGAATCTGGAAATTATTCTTTAGGTAATTTTAATGTTAAAGTATCAAATTCTTTAGATGATGGAATTGGTAATGAAGGAATATTTAAATCAAATCAGGTTACTGATCAAAATAATACGCCAACTGATAATTTAGCATGTGTAGAAGTTGATCCAGGAAAAGCATATGTTCATGGATTCCGTATCAATAGTGTTGGAACAACTGTTATAGATATTGATAAACCAAGAGAAAAGGAAGTTGTAGATACTGCAAAGGTAGCATTTGAACTAGGTAGTTTAATAAGAGTTGATAATGTTACAGGTACACCAAAAATAAAATTAGATGAGACTTCAAACACTGTTCAATTATTTAATAAGAGAAAAGATGTTGCTAGTCCAATTGGAGTTGGAACTGCAAGGGTATATTCTGTCGGATTAAGAAATACTCCTTATGTTGATAATAATAGTGAATGGAATTTATATTTGTATGACGTACAAACATATACAGTATTAACTTTAAATGAATCATTAAGTGCTGCTCAATGCCCTAATGGTTCATTTATACGTGGTGTCAGTAGTGATGCTACTGGATATATGGTTGATATAAATGGTAGTGAGGTTAGTTTAGTACAAACATCAGGAACATTTATCAGAGGAGAAGCAGTTTTAATCAATGAGACTAATTTATTTTCAAGATCTATAAAATCATTAATCCAATATGGTTCGCAAGATATAAAATCTATAGTTCAAAAAGCTGCTGTTAGTGGTAATGTTGTAGATTTTTCTGCAAATACTGTATTAAAAGATGCTTTAGTTACACCTACAACACCCTTAAATACTCAATTTACAATAACAGATGGTTCTGGTGGAGGTACTTCAGGAACAATTACTGGACCTGGAGTTACTTTTGATGGAGTAAAGAAAGGTGATTTGGTTAAATATGCTGTTAAAGGTGTTGCTAATGTTGTGGTAAATGAGGTATCCTCAGTTGAGTCAGATTTAAAAACATTAAATGTAGTATCTGTTGCGGCTACAGGAGGAATAGCAAACCTTGTTGGTGGTTTTGCTGTACCTATTGGTTTTACAACAACCAGCCCAATGGTAAAAATTATACCTGAAGGAATTGTTAATAATGATGAGAAAGGACTTTATACTCCATTAGAAAGAAGAAACATTTCTGATGTTAATTTTTCTGGTTCTGAACTTTTAGTTTCAAGTCAATTATCAGGTACAACTGATGCTAATGGTTCAGTAACTATTAGTTTACCAACAGGAATATCAAGTGGTTTTTATAGCAACTTTGATACTCAAAAATATTCGGTAATTTATGATAGTCTTAGTGCTGGCGGTCCTCCAGAAAATTTAACAAAAGATCAATTTGCATTAACTAATGGTGCCACTCAAGTGACTCTTAGTGGATTGCTAGGAAGTCAAGCCGTTAAAATTAATGCTACTGTAGAAAAAGCAACAATAAAGGAGAAAATTAAGGAATATTCTAGAAGTAAGCAAATTCAAATTACACACACTCAAACTGGTATAAACACAAATACTAGTGGATTAACTCAAAATGATTTCTATGGGTTAAGAGTAGAAGATAAAGAAATTTCTTTAAATGTTTGTGATGTTGCTAATGTTGTTGCTGTTCTTGAATCGAAAGATACATCTGCACCTACATTAGATAAATTAACAACTGTTTCTGGATTATCTTTAGATGTTAATTCTGTAGTTGGTGAAAGAATTACTGGAACTGAAAGTGCAGCTGTTGCTCAATTAGTAACTAGAACTGGTTCAAACAATGTTGAAATTGTTTATTTAAATACTAATAAATTTAATATTGGTGAAGTAATTAATTTTGATGAATCAAATATTACAACTACTTTGCAAGCAATAACTCCTGGTAATAATATTAATATTACTGATAGATATTCTTTGGATAAGGGGCAAAGAGAACAATATTATGATTATTCTAGGATAGTTAGAAAAGCAGGTACAGCAAAACCATCTAAAAGATTATTGGTAGTTTATAATTCTTATATTGTTCCTGCTGATGATACTGGTGATGTATTCACAGTAGAATCTTATGATGAATCTAGATTTTCAGATGATGTTCCATTATTAGGAAATAATGTTAGAGCTTCTGATACCCTTGACTTTAGACCTAGAGTTTCAGAGTTTAGTAGTACTACAGTATCTCCGTTTGTATATTCAAGTAGAGATTTTGGTACTGCAGGTAATGCATCTACATTAGTAATTTCACCTGAAGGTGATTCTAATTTAGGATATAGTTTCTACCTACCAAGAATTGATAAATTAATTCTTAGTCTTGGTAAGGATAATACACCAGAATTTTCTGTCCTAAAAGGTGTATCTTCATTACAACCTAAAGCACCTGCTATGGTTGAGACTGGAATGGAGGTAGGAACAATTACACTTCCTGCTTATCTTTATAGTCCAAGTAATGCAAGAATAAATTTAATTGATAATAAAAGATATACTATGAGAGATATTGGTAAACTTGATAAGAGAATTACCAATTTAGAGATTGTTACAAGTTTAACTATGCTTGAACTTGATACAAAAACATTGCAAATTAGAGATGAAGTTGGAGATAGGTTTAAATCTGGATTCTTTGTAGATAATTTTAAAGATATTAGTCGTATGGATGTACAAAATCCAGACAATAAGGTTGATGTTGATATAGTAAATGGTGAATTAATTGTTCCTTTAGATAGATATACTTTTAAACCTGAATTGGGTTTAAGTCCATCTATAAATTCAGACACCGCAGATTATACTCAAAATTTAACTTTATTGGATACTAATGTTAGAAAAACTGGTGATTTAATTACTCTAGATTATTCAGAAACTGATTGGATTGCAAATGCATTTGCATCTCAAGTTGAAAATATAAACCCATTTGAAGTTGTAGCATTTGATGGAACGATTGCCTTAGATCCAGTTTCAGATAATTGGACAAGAACAGTAACTGTAGATGGTGGTAAGAGGACTGTTGTTGATGGAAATACTTTAGCAGATCCATCAGCTGAATTCCAAAGAATATTAGATAATCAATTAAGTGAGGTAATTAGTGTTGTTGAAGCAGATAATGCAATAACAACAACTACTCTTGAATTTGATAGTGAATATATTGAAACTATATTAACTGGAACAGTACCAGAAACCCATATTAGATCTAGAAACGTTGGTTTCAAAGCACATGCTCTAAAACCAGGAATACAATATTACCCATTCTTTGATGGAAGAAGTGGAATAGATATTATTCCAAAATTGATAGAAATATCAATGACTTCTGGAACATTCTCAGTGGCTGAAGATGTTAAAGGGTATCTTGGTAGTGATAGTACAAATCCAGTAATTACATTTAGAACAGCAAACGCAAATCATAGAGAAGGTACTTATAATGATTCAACAAGTACTGGTTATACTCCATATGTTGTAAATCCATATGATTCAGGAAGTTCTTTATCATCAGTTTATACCTCTTCTTCAACTGTATTAAATGTTGATATTGGTTCATTAACTGAAGAAGCTACTGGAAGTTATTTTGGTAGACTAGAAAATGGAATGAAATTAGTTGGTTCGACAAGTAATGCAGAAGCAACAGTTACTAATATAAGATTAATTGGTGATGATATTGGAAATGTATATGGTTCATTCTTTGTTAGAAATCCTTTAACATCTCCAGCACCACCATTAAGATTTACAAATGGTACTAAGACATTTAGATTATCTTCTTCCCTAAGTAATGAGACACCACTTCCTGGAAATGAAGCGTCTGTAAGTAGTGGAGAAGGTGAATATACAACTGCTGGAACCTTAACGTCATTTAGACAAACTAATGTTGTTGTTGGACGAACAAAGAGGACAGTACAGTATATGGATCCTCTAGCACAGTCTTTCCGATGTGATGAGTCTGGTGCATTCCTATCATCCGTTGATGTCTATTTTGGTACAAAAGATGATTCTCAACCAGTAACGGTTCAACTTAGAACCATGGAACTAGGAACACCTACTGATATATTGGCAGCAGATTATGCTGAAGTTATAGTACCTTCAAGTGATATTACAGTATCAAATGATGCCTCAGTTGCAACTAATATTAAATTCCCATCTCCAATTTATCTAAATGCAGGAACAGAATATGCTCTGGTATTATTATCACCTGGAACTACTAAGTATACTGTATGGATTTCTAGAATTGGTGATATAACTATAGAAACTAGGGATCTTGGTGAAGGTAATCGAAGAAAGGTAGGAACTCAGTATATTGGAGGAAGTTTATTTAAGTCTCAAAACGGAACTATTTGGACTCCTGCACAGGAAGAAGACTTGAAGTTTACTTTGTATAAGTGTGCATTTAAAACTGGTACTATAGGAGATCTTACTTTATATAATCCAAAACTTCAAACTTCAAATGCTAATTTTGCTTTAAGTTCAAATGCAATTACAGCATATCCAAGAAAACTTACTGTTGGAGTTACTTTTAATCAGTTAGAGACACAATTAGTTTCTGGAATAAAAGTTAGTGCCTCAACAGATGATGGTGTAGGTATGAATGTTCCAGATGATCCAACAGGATTTATTGAAACAGTTGGTGGTCCTATTGAGAACATAACAGTTACTGATCCAGGAACAGCAAATATTATCGGTATAACCACTGCTGCTGTTGGAACTGGATATGAACCAAGTCAAACATACGGTGGAGTCAATTTACAGACTATTACTGGTAATGGTTCTGGTGCCACTGCAACAGTAATAACTAATGCTTCTGGTGAAGTTGCTAATGTTGCTATTGCAGGTACTGGTACTGGATATGCTGTTGGAGATGTTCTTGGTATTACCACTGCAGATTTAGGAAATGATAAGAAAGGAACTGATGCTGAGATAACAGTAGCAGATAGAGCAGGTATTGATAAACTTTATCTAACAAATGTTCAAGGTGAAAACTTTACTAATAATAAAGTACTTCTTTACTATTCTGATGCTGCAAATGGCATTATTAATAATGTTGGAACTGCAGCAACTATAATAACAAGTTCTGCACTTGCTTCAGATATTTATTCTGGTAATATTGTTCAGGTTAATAATTATAACCATGGAATGACATCAGATAATAATAAAGTTACTTTAACTGGTATACAACCTGATGGTATTCCTACTACATTAAGTGCAAATCTTTCAAACACTGATACTATTATTTCTGTAGCAAATACTAGTGTATTTGGAACATTTGAAGGAATATCAACCAGTACAGGATATGCTCAGGTAGGGCAAGAAATTATATACTATAATGGTATTGGTGCAGGTACACTTAATATTGGAACAAGAGGATTTTCTGATACATCAGTTTCTTCACATTCTAGTGGAGATTCAATATTTAAATACGAATATAATGGAATTTCTTTAACTGGTATTAATACTACACACTCAATGGCTACTGCATCTGGAGTAAAGGCATTAAAGACAATTGATACCTATTTTGTAGAAGTACCTAGAGGTTCTGGAAGACCAAATCTTACAGATAGATCTGTTGGTGTTAATCAATTAAGTTTTACTGAAGAAATGTTTGCTGGTGGATCATTTACAAATGGAACACAAAACTTCCAATATGATTCATTTATGCCAGCATTCTCTGTAATGACACCAGGAAGTTCAACAGTTCTTGAAGCAAAGTTGAGAAGTGTAACTGGAACTAGTGATGGTGGTAATGAATCATCATTCAATGATGTTGGATATGAACCTGTAGTGTTCAATAAACTTAATAGATTATCTTCTCCTAGATTACTTGCTTCTAATGTTGATGAAACTACGTATCTAACTAATTTACCAAAAAATAGATCTGTTACTCTATCAGCATCATTTAGTACATCGGATACTAATTTATCTCCTGTATTAGATACTATGAATGGAGCATTTAGATTGTATAGAAATAGGTTAAATAATCCAATATCGGATTATGCTAGAGATTCTAGATCTAATGCACTTGTAGGTGATCCACATGCAGCATGTTATATTTCTCAGGTAGTTAATTTAACAAATGAATCAACTTCATTAAAAGTTCTTATAAGTGCTTTTAGACCTGCATCATCTGATTTCAGAGTATTGTATAGACTAATTAAACCAGATTCAACTGGTGTTGATGAAGTCTTTAAATTATTCCCTGGATATGATAATCTTAAAGATGTTGGTATTGAAAAACAAGTTATTGATTCTAAGTTGAATAGTGGAAGACCTGATGTACTAGTTCCTCCTAGCACAGGTAACCAATTCTTAGATTATGAATTTACTGCTAATAATGAGGATGGATTTACTGGATTCCAAGTTAAAATTGTAATCAGTGGAACTAATGAATCAACTCCACCTAGATTTAAAGATCTTAGAGTAATTGCTTTAGCGTAATGATACCTGTTGAAGGACATAAAAATCTTTATAGAGACGAAAAATCGGGTGCCATAGTAAATCATGACACCCAAGGTTATCGTCAATATATGGCATTGAAAAATAAAAAAAATGAGGAAATGGAGGAGATTCAGCGTTTAAGAACTGATATAGATGAAATAAAATCTCTTTTACATGAAGTGTTAAATAAAAGATTATAAATATTTAAAAATATATTGATTAATAATGGCAATATATGTATCCAATAT